AAACCAATCTCACTCTCTAACATTGACATTTCAATGTAGTCAGTAAAACGAGCTCTAGTGTCAGCTTCAGCTTTTAGGTACCATAAGTAACCAGAACCACCAGCTTCAGTAGATATTTCTACCCAACCAATTCTAGAAGCGTCAGAACCTGAAACTTCGTAGTAATCTTTCATTATAATTGGTTTGTTAGTAAAAGATTTGAACCTTGGCTCATTAGCACCTCTTACATCGGTATCAGCAGCAGAAGCATCATGATAATTAGTACCTTTACCAAATTCAGAACCATAAACTAAAATAGTAGTAGCTTGATCTGAGTTTGTTGCTGTAAGTGCAGTAGCGCCATAAGGTGCTAAAGTAACATCATCATCAGATACATTAGAAACTAAACATTTTACAACTTGATTAGCATCAGCTACTATTACAGTGTCATTAACTCTAATACCGTGTCTAACTTCGCCAGTGTGACCGTTAGAAATACCTGAGTTATCAGAATCAGCACCATCAATATCAGCTTGCACTAAAAATGAAGTAGTATCTGTTAATTTACCTTTGTAAGATAAGTGTAATCTACCTTGCTCTGACCAAACAACTTGATCAGCTGTCATAGCTTCTTCTGCACCAACTTGTGCTAAGAAACCAGAAATTGTGCGAGGTCCAAAAACCTCAGCTTCTTTTTCCATTAAATCTGGAACGTATTGTTGAGCCCAACCTTCGTTTGCGGTTGCAGCTAAGTCTAGATAATTTGTAGAAAGTGTTTGCTGTCTTTGAGCTGGAACACTATTTAACAAACCACCAGGATTTGAAATTGCCATAATTTTGTAATTTTAAATTGTTATTTATTGTTTTTAATTTTAAACTTAAAATCAGAAGAATTATTACCTAAAACTTTTACTTTTACTCCACCTGCTTCTATTTCACCATGACTTTGTCTTGGGCTCATATCAACGTTTTTAGCTTTAGCAACACTATTTTTCATAGCATCAGCTTTACCTTGTTCATAAAAGTGTTTTGCAATAGCATCTGCATTCATTGCTGTATATAGAGATTTATGATAACCTGCAGCATCTGACATTTCATTTTTTTCGTTCAAAAACTTTTTGACAAAATTATTAATGTCGCTTTGAGCTTCTTTAACCTCACTAGCATTGTTTACGTTAAATCTATATTTTTTGTCACCGACGTTATATTCAAAACCTTTGAACTTATCGTTAAAAACTTTATTCGTTTTATTTAAAAAATTAGATTTACTTGATTCAGCTATTTTTTTAGTCTCTTCTGACTCTTTGTTGTATCTATTAAAGAAATCTACAGCTTTCTGCTGCTCAGTTGTGAGTTTGCTTCCAGCTTTAATTTCTTCATAGTATTTGGACTTTTGCCCGTCCAAGTGGCTTCTAGCGTCGGCAACTTGCTCTTTTAACGCTAATTTTTTTCTTCGTATATCTCTTTCTTCGTCTTCTTCTTCGTCGTAAGAGAATGAGTCTTCCATAAGGAAGTTAATTTCTTCTTGATTTAAATGAGGTTTTGTTTGCTTATAATATTCATATAACAAGTCCTGCCCGTCTAATTTTGAATAATCTTGATTAAGCTTTACATAATCATTTAAATCCCCTCCAGTTTCCTCCATAAAGTCCATTAACTTTTGGATATTCTCTGGTAGTGGTTTTCCGGTGGCCTCAGCCTCAGCAACAGCTTCTTCTATCTGTTCTTCCGCATTAGCAACTTCTTCTTCAGTAGAATCTTCAGTAATTTCTTCTAGTACTGGAGTTTCTTGTGCTTCTGCTTCCGGTTGTACTTCTTCTTGTTTTTCTGTGGTGTCGGCATCTTTAGACTCTGCAACCACTCCGCTGTCGTCAGCGTTATCTTCTTTAGTTTCATTTTTTTCTTCTTTTGGTGTTGGTGGTTTACTTAGATCTACCTTAATGACATCGTCATCTCCAGCAGATTCAAACTTACTTTCATCAACTTTCACCACGTTTTCATCACCTGGATCTCCTTGATTTACTTTTAGTGCAGTCTCTTCGACTACTTCTTGTTTTTCTTCTTCCATAATATAATATAATAATAGTTAATAAATTCTATCTAGGTTCAAATCCACCTAAACCAAACTCCCCGCTTAATATATCATTACCTGAGGATTCAAAGTTTTTAGGTGGTTTTCCACTATTTCTTTGGTCAATCATTTCTGATTGTTGTGTAGCTTGTATCTTTGTTCTTTCGTCTTTACGGTCTTCTCTTTGTTTTTCTCTCTGCGCGTTATTGTCTGATTCAACTCCCTTTAACTGCATGTTATATTGGAATTCTAGCGCCATGAGTTCTTTTTTCATCTCGACCTCTTGAATCATTTTTTGAGATTCTATTTGTGCTTTTATTTGCTCTAACTGAGCTTGACTCTGAGTTATGGCTTGATTTTTTTGTACGTCAGCTTGCGCAGCCGCCTGTGCAGATTGCTGGTTTAATTCAGCTTGTTGTTGCATATTCTGTTGTTGCATTAACTGATCTTTTTCCATTTTCTTTTTTCTACGTATTTTAAGCAGTTGATTAGCTAGCTTTATATTACGTATCTCCCTAAGATCAATAGCATCTTCAAGTTCTATTGTCTGTTGTTGTAGTGCCATCTGAATGTTGTTCTCTAGCATAGCCTGCTGCTCCTCATCAGGAGTTAATTCTAAGAATATACCAAAATCATAAAGATGAAGACTTTTCATCTCTTCTAAAGTAGCTACGTTGTGAACACCTATAGCTTGGACAAAAGCATCCGCAGTAGGTGAATACTCAATAATATCAGATATTCTAAGTGATAAACACTCTGCTACTTCCCTCGTTAAAAACAATCCAGATTGCAATATATGCCTAGTAGCAGTATTAGAGTTGGCAGCGGCCAACTTTTGCAATCCTACTAAAGCGTTTTTGTCTGGCATACTACCATCTCTAGCTTCGTTAAGCCCGGTTACATCTCTTATCATTTGTAGATAATAGTTATAGTTACCTATAAGAGCTTGCATTTTATTACCACCACTACCAGATGTTATTTCTTGAATAGGTACTTTGCCTGGATTCATATCACCTTCACTTGTAAATGATCTACCTATAACACTACCAGTTTGGAAGAACATGTTTAAAGCCTCTTGTGGATTATAGTTTGTACCATTACCTAAATCTATTTCAGCTAAACCATCAGCGTCTAAATACACACCATCGGGCACCATTTTAGACATAACTTGTTGTAGCTTTAAGTGTGTTAATTGAATCATGTCGGCAAAACCTGTTATTCTTTTTACTAATGAATCAATTTTACCATCATACATTCTTGGCGCAACAATAGCATAATTCATTTTTACCTTAGTAAAATCACTTTTAGGCCGCATCATGTTTCTAGCCATTTCCCACTTAAGCAATTTATTTACACCTAAAACCATAGCGCCTTCATAAAGGCATTCTATAGATCTCATTACTCTACTGTACCCACCTTCTTTGTCTTGTGGTGGATTAAATGTATCATCTTTAGGTATAATTTTATCAGCACCAGTGCCTGTTTCTTTTATTTTGTATACTTCATTCATATAAGTTTTATAATTAAAATATAAAACTTGTATAGTGTTGTTATCTTCTTTATCAACAGAGTGTCTTGTGCTATAACTATTTCTATTATAAGATTTGTTTTTAATTAAATCATCAAGATCACTTTCAGTTAAATGAGGAAATTGCTTAGCTAGTTCGTTTACAGGTATAGATTTAACTTCACCAACATAGTATATATCGTCAAAATAAGGTGAATCAGTGTAAGAGTAAACTAAGTTAGCAGGGTCAACATAATCTATAGTAACTCCTTCAGACGTATTAAAACAAGTTTTTACAGCACCAATACCTAAAACAGTTAAATCGTAATAAAACCTTTTCTTTGTTAGCTCATAATTATTGCCTTCAAACAAAACAGCCAAAGCTTGTTCTTCTGCTATCTCTACATTCTGCTTATAACTCAATTGCATGTGAAGATCTAGCTCCTCTTGAGACCCAGGTAGTTCTTCTTTTTTGTTCTCATAAAGATTCATGTTAAAACGCTCCATAGCAGCGTCATTAAATTCCCTTGATTTCATGTCACGTATAACAGACTCCATGTATTCAGTTCTTTTCTCAACACCAAATGGGTCCTGGGAATATGCTTTTATATTGTATGTTCTTTCAGCTATACCATTAACTACAACGTCCACAAATTTAGAAATAATTGGAACTGGTTTCCAATCTAAATTAAGATAGGACAAATCACCGTTTATAGATAACTCATCCTTATATTTTTGTATTGATTGTTCCCCACGAGCATACAATCTTAAACTATGAAAGTTGTTTTGGTTGGACTTATACCTGTTAAGATTTCTATCGTTATTAAACCACTCTTGCTCTATAGCTTTACCAACCTTTAAACCATAATCAAAGCTAAGCTTTTCAGCATCACTTACGGTTTGACTTGGGAAATAACTTTTTATGCCAGACTCTGCCATATATTTATTTTATTATTTGTGAATTAGTTCCAGTATTACTATACTTAGAAATATTTATGTTTAATTTAGGTTTTTCAACCTTTGGGTTTGGTGCGTATAAGTGCCTGTTGTTAGCCATGATAGCTAAACCAGAACTTATTGATGCGTCAAATTTTGTTCTTTTGTTTATATCAAATTTACTCCAATCATTTAACAATTCATTGAAGTATAAATCTCCAAACGTTCCGTCTTGTTTCATGCCAACGTGATCTTGAATATACATTTCAATCGCCGCTGCATGTGCTTGCTTTATATCTTCGCTAGAGTTAGGTATACCACCAACTTCTTTTTCTGCTACAGATAATTTATTCCATATTTTATCAGGTCGATTCATAGAGAAACCTCTATATCCTCTTCTTCTTAAATAGTATAACAATCTAGGTTTATTATTCTCCGCGAGTATTGGCATTCCATAAAATACTAATGCCATTAAAACATCTTCAAAGAATATCTCAGCCGTAGGTGGTCTTGATAAGTATTCTAAAAAGAAGCTATTCGCAGGAGCGTCCTCCATACTAAACCTGGTTAAGCCGTGTAATGCTCCTTTAGAACCCACTCCATCTACGGTTCCTGATATATCATAAGAGTCACAACCAAATGCTCCCATGTGTTCATTACCAGGATATTTTATACCATTTTTTAAAACCACTCTATTTTGTATGCCAGAAGGTGGAACCCAGCTAACTTTAAATCTACCTTTTGGATCTGGATAGAATATTACTTGTGAATCTTTAATACCGTTAACCCATTGGAAATTACCTTTAGTGATTCCTAAGGTTCTAGACATTTCTTCGTTATAATCTATTTGTTCATATATTTTAACGAGATTAAATATGCTATTTTTTGTTTCATCTCTAAACGCGTGCTCAGTAGTTCTTGGGAACTGTCTGTAGAACTCGTTTAAAGCATCTTGATCGTCTTTTAAACCATCAGCTTCGTTTTGCCAATTATCTACAACGCCTATATCTATTAGTTCACCGTCTGGGGCAAACACATCTGTGTCAGGAGTAGTGAATACTGGAACTCCGTACTCGTCAATAAATCCTTCGTAGTTCCACTCCATTGGGATAAACAAAGAGTATAAACCAGACTTTGTCTGACCATTTCTATTTCTCTTAGTGACGTCTGATGCATTGTATAGTTTTTTGAAGTTATCTCCACCTTTATCTAGGGCGTTGGAAGTTGACCCCATCATACATTTACCTATAATCCTACTACCTAACCTAAGACATGTTTTTGTAACACGCCAGTTGTTTAATATATTATCTGGTCTTTCCCATTTACCACTTTCATCATGTACTAATAATGCTAGTTTTTCACCATCATAGCTATTGTCACCCGTATTTTTCCAATCAATAGTTGTATCTAGCCCTTCAATTTCTTCCATGCCATCTGTAGCTGACATTTTCTTTCTTGTAAACTTACTAGCAGGCACTCTATAAGCAAGTTCGGATTTAGGACGGTCCATACCATCTTGGACAGGTTTAAAAAAGAATGGATAGTTAATTGATATAGGAACAACTTTGTCTGTGAACATTTTTTTCGCATCTGAACCTGTTTTAGATAGTATCCCATATCTACTATCACTCGATATAGTAGCTAAATTAACCGTTTCTGCAGATGACATGAACGAAAACCCTGATCTTCTGTTCTTTAGGTAACACATACCGTAGCATCTTTTATCTGCTTTACAAGCTTCCCAAAATATAAAGAACAATCTATTTGCGTCTCTAAAGTCTGGAGCTCCAACATCTATCTTGCTCCATTGCAGATACATATAGTGAGTTCCTACTATATAAGTTGGTTTACCATTATTCATAAACCAAAACCCCTCGTCTCTTCTTTTAAATTCTTCGTCTATATAATCGTACCACTGATCTTTTTTCTCTTCAGGATAGTTTCTCCAATCAAATATATTCTTTAAACGAGATAATTCTTTAGGTTGTTCAAATTTTACCCATTTGTTTTTGGGGTGCACGTACACTCCTTTTGGCTCCAACGGCAAGCCAATTCGCAAACCTTGGATTTCAATGACTTCACCAATTTTTCCCGTTTTTGAGATAACAACAATATCATGTTCTTTATCATATCCATATTTCCATTTTTTACCTTTGTTAAGACGACTAATAGTCGTTTTTTTAATTGGTTCTATTATTTTAAATAAATCTTGCTCGTACATTACTTAGATCTTCCCTCTGCAAATCCTCTAAAAACTGTTTCCTTTTTCTCTTCAGGCTCCTTGCCTTCAAGCAAGTTCTCTTCTTCTTGGATTCTGTTAAGTATTTCAAATGCATCAAATATAGCTAGCTTTTTAGTAGCTGCAGCATTCTTTAATCTATCAGCTGATATATCGTCGTCAGAATCTACAATAGGTTCTTTAGCAACCTTAATCAGTTCTTCCACTGCTCTCTGCCCAGCTTGGATTATATTCTTCTTCGTCTCCTTGA